TTAATTCAACACCCATAATACCAAGTGCACTACGTTTAACACTTTCTTCTAATGCAATGTAACCAACGGTGTAATTATTTTTTAATAAATGTAATGCAACGTGCCTACAAAAACTAGATTTACCTACGCCACTTCCTGCTGTAATTGTAACTAACTCACCTTTACGTAATCCGTGTGTTTTAATATTTAAACATTCAAATGGATAAGGCACTGTAATTTGTTTATCTTCTTTTTGTATTTCATCCCACAAATCAGAACCTAATACTATTCCATCAGGTCTGTAAGCTTTACTAGCCCAGATACAATCAGTAAGTTCTTTTGTTTTATTTGCTAATAACATTTCGTTAGCATCTTTTAATGGTAACGTACATATCTTAGCTTTGTTTGGTGAAAATAATTTAGCACATTCTAATGCCGCTTTTTGTCCGTGTTCATCTTGGTCAAAACAAAACACAACACTTTCATAACTTTCAAGCCATTCAAGTTCTTTTTGAATATCTTTTTTAGCTCCTTGAGCGCCACTTTTAATACTTACTACTGGGAATTTGTTTTGATTAATTTTAGAAACGGATAAAGCATCTATTTCGCCTTCTGTAATAACAATCATTTTACCACCATCTCTCCATAAATGCTGTCCAAATAATCCTGATTGTTTTGCATCACCTAACCATTGAAAAGTTTTATCAGGGTATCTAAGTTTTTGTGCTACAAGTTCTTTATCTTTATTATAGTAATTTGCTATTTGACAAGGTCTGCCAAACCAAGCGCCAGTTTGATAATTAAATTTTTGCGCTGTATTAAAATCAATATTTCTTTTTGATAATGCTGTTACATTACCAGAAATAAAATCTTTACTTACTTCGTTTGTTTGTTTCAAATCCTCTACTCCTTTTTTTAATGTGTTACAAGAAAAACAAAAACTATGTCCATCATCATAGACAGAATTAGCGTCACTAGAATTGCACTCGTCACAATGTGTGTGATATAAAAAATTACTTTCAGTTTTATCCATAAAATTTTTTGCCTAAATATTTTGAGTTTAGCTTACTGAATATGAGCACACACTCAGTAAGCAACAAACAAACTATGCCAACAATTCTTTTACATCAAATTGAGGACATAATGAGCTAGTCACATCTCTGTGACCAACAACTTCAACCTCATTATAACTGGCTTTTAAAACATCTATGAGTTTAACTAAACTTTCATATTGTTTGAAAGTAAAATTACAATCAGGTTGTCCATCAATATTTTGTCCACCAACTAGACAAATACCAATAGAATTTTTATTAGACAAGGCAACATCTGTTTCAATATGTGCGCCTGCAATCATTATGTCTCGACCATCCTGTACAGAACCGTCTCTTTTTATGACTTTATGAAAAGCGCACGAGAATAAACCTTCTTTTCTATGTTGCTTGTCTAAATCTTTAACATCTAAATTTTGTTTTGGATTTGTATTAGTTGAATGAACAACAATATACTTTGTTTCTTTTCTTATATTGTTCATAACCATCCTTCAGGTACGTGCCTGTCCGCATATTTAAATCCATATTTATCACACCACATACCGTATGTAGTATTAGACTTTTTACTTATTCTAGTTTTTGAATTGCTAAATATAATTCTAATGTCTAAGTCAGGATGCTGTTCTTTTATAAGACGCATTTTCTGACGGTCTTGAGAAGTAAAGTAACCTTTAGTCTCAATATAAATATTATTTTTAATTAAATAAAAATCTGGGGTGTAAGTATGTGTCTTTTGTGGTTTGACATAATTTAATTTTGATTTTTCAAATTCATACTTAACTTTTTTAGTGTCAAGTTCAGAAGCAATTGCTTCTTCTAAACCTGACCTAAAACCGTGACGCAAACCAACTTGATTAGAAGTCAGCTTCTGCTTTTTCTTCTTGTACCACATTTGTGTTTGCACTTTCTGGCGCTGTATATCCGCCTTCAACATTGTTAAAGCCGTAACCTTCAGCGTTGCCAGAACCACCTTCAACTAACTTAGTTATTTGCACTGCTCTTAATCTCAGACTTACGCCTGCGCCTGCCATTGCAGTGAACCAGTGAACTAACTCAGCACTAACTTTCATCTCACTTCCAGACCAAACGTTAGTATCAATTAAAGGTTTACCAGAGCTATCAAATAACGCTACTTTAAATGGAATTACTTTTCCATCTTTAGCAATTATTTGTGCTTTTCTTTTAAATTTGAAAATAATATTTCCAGTTGGAACATTTTTTTCATCCATTTCTTCTTCGTATGGTGGATTAGCAAGTTTAATAGCTTTGCCTTTATTTTTTTCTTTAGCAATTTTTAAACTAGCTTCCATCTCAGCATTAATTTGTTTTATTAATGGCTGTGCCTTATCCGTTGGAACGATAAGATTTACTTTGTAATGACCATCAGTATCAAATTTAGTATCTGGTTGTGTTAACCAAGCATACTGACTAATACCTTCAGGACTTACAATCTTTACATAATTGTTCTTCATTTTTTATGTGTCTCCTTATTCTACTATGGGTACTTTAATGCTTATGCAAAAAAGAACTCACTAACCCGCAATTGTTCAATATCTAAATCACCTTTGGCGGGTACTTCAGGTAATTTACTGTGTAACTCAACAGGTAATTGTTTAAGAACATCATTCCTAAAATTTTCAAGAATATCAAATTCAGTAAACATTTTAATAAATGCTTCTCTAATAGATTTATTAAGTGTCTCAACATCACCTGCGGTTGTGCCAAATGAATCGTGAACATTACAAAAGTTTGTAATACCATTTTTATAGGCTATGTTAACTGTACTCATCATAGCGGCACTATCCACTGAGTGGACAAGATTAGGAGCCACTCCATTTCCCATTCTTAACTTATCCGTCAAATCAGTCTCAATGTTAATTCTAGGTTTAATGACTTCACCCATCAACATAGCTTTAACTCTTTTAGATTTCATTTCTGGATATGATTGATAAACTGGAAAACCAACAGGCGTAACCCAATGCACGGGTAATTGCTCTCTAGCAACTATCCTAGCAATTGTTTGAAGGTAATCCATCCCAGTTCTAGCTGATTTTAAATTATCACCTATACTGTCCCAAATGACACTTGCTAGATAGCTAGCAGGTTTAAATATCTCATCTTGAAAGGGATGGTTTTCACCTTTGTCTTTACGTTTTGTTAAATCTTCAATAACGAAGTCAGTACAAGAATATCTTGTTGAACCATAACAAATGGTCATAATACTTCTTTTAGTCGTTGAACGTTTAACACCGTAGTCTAACCACAACTGAGCAAAAGGTTTATTTTCTTTTGCATCTAGTTTTAGTTTATCAGTAACAGCATCAGCAACCAATTGATAAATATCTTGAGGTTTATCAGTCGGCAATAAGTTAACTAACTTACCTGCTTTACTGTCTCTTAACATTAAAGAATAAATTTGAAGACCATTACAAGACCCATCAACGTTAACAGGTATTCTTGAAATAAATCCATAACCTTCTTCTTTAAATCTTTTCCACTCATCACAAAATGCTAAAAATTGAAAAGGATTAGAAGCTTCTTCCCATTGTCTATTTGACATAGGGTCTTCAGCACACTTAATAATCCAACTTTCATTATTTTCAGTCCAAGTAACACGGTCATCAAATGATATTTTATCTTCACCGTACATATTAGCACCGTGAATAGACAACCAATAATCACCTTTGTTTTCTTTTGTGATTTCTTTGCCGTTAGCAAATGACAACAACGCTTTGGCACCACCAATAGATTGATAGTTTAAAAACGCAGGCACCGCATAAGCTCTACCTCTAAAATCTAATTGCAACGGAAAATATAAAGTTGAATAGTTTTTAAATTTTTGAGCTAACCAAATAATTTTAGCATACAGTAAACGTTTAGAAAACATTCTTGCATTTTCTGTGTGCGCCACAACAGCTTTTTTCTTCCAAGCTCTACGACTATCAACGTTTGTTTCAATATCGTGTGGTTTATTTGGAATATCATAATTAGTGTTAGGCGGCATACCACCAACAGCTAACCCTTTGTCCCAAGCTTCTTGCATTACAGACAAAATAAAAACATTTATCTTAAATGGTGTTGCTTGCATTGTGTTAACAGCATTGTAAACTTCAGGCATATCAAAGTTTTCTAATTCTTTTTTAAACAATTTATTTTTTTGTTTAACCAAGTCTAACTCCGGTAATTCTTTAGTCCAATAACCACCACCAACAACTGTGCTCCATAACTTTGGCGGCATAACTGTGGGCAAATACTCAGGATTAAGTAATTCATTAAAACTATTTCTATTCTTAATCCATTCTCTAGTAGTTTCTGTTTGTTTTATTATTTTAGCTTTTTTATGTTTTACAGTTTCAGTTCCAATTTCAATTAAACCTGTAGCATAAATCATAAGCTCAACTAAACGCAAACCAACGTGCAACTTAACAGGTGTTGTCCATTCTTCCCATTTCATTACTGCATCACGTTTAGCGCTCTCTCTTAGTTTTCTTCTTTTGTAAGTATAATTAAAACTACGCTTATCTAAATCTTGTTTTACAGTTTGGTATAAATCAGGATTTAAAAACTTAAAATTTCTAAGCGATATTTCAGTTTCAACTTTACCACCCAATGAAATGCAAGTTGCAGTCAGTGGTTTATATTGTGTTATTGTATTGATTATGTGTTTCCCTGTAATTAAAGCCAATATCTCAGGCTCTACTTCACACATTTTTAGGAAAGCAATAGATGGTTTACCTATTGTTTTTTGGGATTGTTCTTGTACCCATTCAGCAATAGCTTTTGCCAAAGGTCTTATAGTGTTTGCTACCATTACTTTGCCGTAGCTTGTAACACTTTCTTCTTCTCGTTCTATATGGGATTGTAAACGTTTATTAGTTCTATTAGAACCTAACTTACGCATTTCTTTTTCGTGCTCTACTTCATCAGCATAAGTAGGCATACTCTCAATCAGTCTTGCCATTTAACTAACTCCTTTAAATTTATTATGGGTTATGTTTTGTATATCTACTACGGGTACCTTAGTAAGAAACAACAAAAATAATTAGGACAATAAGCAATAATATATACTTTATAATCCTAATGTATTTTTGATGTAATACTTTGCCAAAAAGTATCATTAATTTACCTCATCAGTTACCAAATTACCATCTAAATCATATCTTAAATCATAACGATTAAATAAGTCTGGATTAGGCATTTCTCTCTCTTTTTTACAATCTTGACAAAAACAATCGTGAGCAAAACCCACTATTTCTTTTAAATTGCCATTATCAGTTATACAAAAAAGATAGTCCAATTGACTTGTTTTTTCTATAACACCTTTTTTAACAAGGTTTTGTGCTAACGTTTTAATATTTATCATTTTTATTTTGCTCCTGTATTTGTTTAATTTGTTTCGCCGTCAAGTCAATAGACAGGCTAAACGGATTAAAGTTACTTTTTTTCTTATCTATGTAATTAGAGTATTTTTGAGATACTAAAAAAAATAGCCAACAAACAATACTTCCTAGAAGTAAAATTTGTAATTCAAGCGGCACATCAAGTATAAAACTTAGTATGCCACCAATGTTTGGTTCAATCATAATTATCCTTTTGTTAAATGATTACAACAGACTAAGCGGCAACTACGCCGCCTAGTTTC